CCGCCACACCATGACGGTGCCACTACTCCACGCAGAGCGAAGGAGCCTATGAGTCAAAGCGATAGGGTGGATCTTCGGAGTCTCGCCCAAGCTGCGCTTCCAAACCTTTTGAGGGCTTGATGATGATTGTGAACTTGAGCCCTTTGGAGATTGATTTTCTATTGCGGGAGCTGCAGGCGAACCAGGGGATGATTGCCCCAAGCGCGAGTATCCCGGCCTGGTACCGCCACAGCATTCAGGAGACGTTACGCGATGCGCTCTTAGCGGACAGGAAGGAGCGCTGGGCCTTATCAGACAAACGCCACAAGGAGTTGTTGGATGCAGAAAAAGAAGGGCTTGTACGCGAATATACACGCCAAGCGGAAGCGAATCAAAGCAGGCTCCAAGGAGCGTATGCGCAAACCGGGAACGAAGGGGGCACCGACAGCGAAAGCCTTTAGGGAAAGTGCCAAAACTGCCAAACGTACCAAGCGAAAGGGGAAGTGATGCCAGGAATGACCAAGAAGCCGTTCAAGGTTTGTGCGAAGTGCCCGTCACCGGGCAAGTGTAAGGCCGCAGGGCGCTGTCTCAAGAAGTACGGGCCCACCAAAAAGAAATGACACGCAACGAAGAGGCGGACGCCTACGTTCAGCAGCAATGGCTGGAAGAGGTTGATGAGGTTCTGAAGTTACGGGACTTGTACGAAGAGACGCGGCGTACCAGGGCCTTTGACTTCTACGAGCCCTACCCGTTTCAGTTGCGCTTCCATGAAGCCTTGGACGATCAGGGCAACCGGGCGCGGCAGCGTTGTTTGATGGCAGGCAACAAGACGGGCAAGACCTACTCAGGGGCAATGGAGGTGGCCTACCACCTGACGGGGATTTACCCGGACTGGTGGAAGGGTGTGCGCTTTGAGAGGCCGATTCAGGCCTGGTGTGCAGGCAAGAGCCACTACGCCACCCGCGACATCGTGCAGGCGGAGCTGTTGGGCGAGTCAGGAGATCCTGATGCTTTTGGGACCGGTGCAATCCCACGGGACTTGATTATCAAGACAGAGCGCAACCCTGGCGTACCGAATGCGATTGGCTTTGCGCTGATTAAGCATGTCAGTGGTCGCAACAGCCGTTTGCAGTTCAAGAGTTATGATTCAGGTCCAGCGGCCTGGATGGGGGTAGCAGTGGACTATGTCTGGCTGGATGAGGAGCCACCCCAGGAGATTTATAGCCAGGCGCTGCGTAGTACGTTGAAGTCCGGAGGTCCGGTAGCATTGACCTTTACGCCAGAGAATGGCGTGACCGGCGTAGTGGGCATGTTTTTAAACGAGCGCAAGGGCGGTCAGTCGTTGATTCAGGCGACCTGGGATGATGCGCCCCACCTGAGTCTGGAGGTACGCGAAGAGATCCTGGCAGCGTTGCCGCCGCATGAGCGGTTGATGCGCTCCAAGGGCATCCCGATGTTAGGTTCAGGGCAAGTGTTCCCGGTACCGGAAGACAACATCAGTTGCCCGGCCTTTCCGATTCCAGAGCATTGGGCGCGGATTGCGGGAATTGATTTTGGCTTTGACCACCCCACGGCCTGTGTCTGGCTGGCTCATGACCGGGACACCGACACGGTGTACTTGTATGACGCCTATCGGGAGAAGGGCAGTGGGATGTTGCAGCACGCCGAGGCAATCAAGCACAGAGGCCCCTGGATCCCGGTAGCCTGGCCGCATGACGGCAGTATCCACGACAAGGGTTCAGGCGAAGCCTTGGCAACACAGTACCGGCGGGCAGGGATTCGCTTTCTAGGAAGCCACTTCACAAACCCGGAAGGCGGAATTGCGGTCGAGCCGGGGATCATGGCGCTACTGACGCGGATGCAGACGGGGCGCTTCAAGGTCTTCAATCATCTCGACACCTGGTTCCAGGAGTTTCGGATGTACCACAGGAAGGACGGCAAGATTGTACGCAAGGTTGATGACTTGATGAGTGCCACCCGATATGCCGCACAAAGCCTCAGATACGCCATCACAAACAGTTTCCAGCCCAGACCTTCTGTAGCCGTGGGCAGTCTCTCAGACGGCACCTTCGACCCCTTTGACTTCTGGGTCAAACACCCCACCCCGGAAAGCTATGGCCCGATCAATTGACTTCAACCCCAGAGCCTTGCTAGGCCAGCGTCAGCGTGAGTTTCAGCAACTGCAGGAATCGGGACGCTCTGCACAGGAAGCTTATCAGAAACTCTACCCGGACTACCAGACCGCCTATGACCAGGCGGTGGCCTTTCAGGATACTGTACAAGCCGCCTATGATGCTTTTCAGGCGAACAAGACCCAGGCCAACCTTGACAGCTACAACGCCTTGAGCGCTCAGTACAGCCAGTTGCAGACCAACTACCGGCAGTATGAGCCACAGCTTCAGGAGCTGCAGGCGACAATGGCGGGAGCCTCTACACGCTTGCAGGAAATTGAAGGCGAGTTACCGGAGCTGCAACGATCCCTACAGATTGACCGGGAAGCGCCGAAGCGTCAGGTCCGTGAGCGCAGTGGCACTTCCATCCTGACCCGTGGCACCAGGAGGGCCGGTTCGGTTCGATGATTGAAAAGTGTACCCTTGCCGATGTGGATGCCCTGATGGCGGATCTCCGCAACATGTACACCGAGATGGCACCCTTTGGCAAGATGGATGAGGCCAAGTGTGTGGCCTTTCTATCGGACAGTATTGAGCATCATGTGGTCCTGAAAGCGACCGACGGCACACACCTGTTGGGGCACATGGGCCTCAGAGTCGAAAGCCACTGGTACACCAAGGACGTAGCGCTCTACGAATACTATTGTTACGTCAACCCAGAACACCGCAAGACCCGTACTGCTTTTGATTTATACAAAGTATCGAAGCACATTGCCAAGGAGGCCAAAGTCCCTTTTTACTATGGAACGTTCCGCAAGAGCGAAGCGGACTTTGAACGGGTACACAAATTTTTGAAGCGACAAGGTGGTCAGCAAGTGGGTTCACAATTTTTTATAGGAGTCTGATATGTGTGGTGGAACAGCAGGAGACATCATTAAAGGGGCACAAAAAGAAGCAGACAAGGCGATCAAGGGCGTGCAGAAAGCGGCAGACAGTGCTATTAATCAAGCAACCGGCAACACCGGTGGCTCTTCTGGTGGCAAAGGGATACCGGTTACTACTCCGGTATTCAACATGCCGAGTTATGGTGGAATCGGTGGTGGGTTCAAAGTCCCAGAAATCAACATTACAAGCCCGATCAAGATTCCAGATACTTCAGCGATCACGAACACAGCACAAAAAGCTGTAGAAACAGTAACAGCCCCTGCAGTCAAAGCAGTAGAAGAGGTAGCCAAACCCGTAGAGCAGGTAGCCCAGACAGCGGTTCAGGCAGTCACGCCTGTGGTAGAAGCTGCCGTAGAAACGGTGAAGGCTCCGGTCAAGGCGGTAGAACAGATCACAAAGATTGACGCACCAAAGGTGGTGGAGTCGGTAGCGAAGGAAACGATACTAGCGCCCGTCAAGGCTGTCGAGACGGTAGTAAAGGCGGCAGAGCCAGTAGTCAAAGCGGCTACACAGGTAGTTCAGCAACCCGTCAAGGCGGCACAGGAGATTGCCAAGATTGATGTACCGAAGGTTGCAGAAACGGTAGTCAAGCAGGCTGCCCAGGTACCGATCAAGACCGTTGAAACTGCCGCACAGATTGGGCTTTCTGTAGCAAAGCCAGTCATGGATTTGACCAAGATCGACTACGCCCGTGACTTTAACGAGTTATTGGACAACGCCAATGAGCTTGTGGGTACAACGCTTTTGGAAACAGGCAAGGCGCTAGAAGGGATCCCTGCCACCCTTTCCGCGTTAAGCCCTTACGGTTCTGCAGGCAGCGGTAGTAGTGGTGGTGGTGGTGGTGCGCAACTAGACGCCAACACCCCGAATCTAGGCGATGATAAGGTCTACAGTGATCTGGAAACCGCCACAGGCAAGGGCTCTCAGATGTCCGAAGAGGAGCGTCTACGCCGCATCCGCCGCCTGCTGACCAACCGCTATGGCCGTGAAAAGACCATTCTAGGAGGCCCAGGCGATACGACCAGCCGCCGCAGGTATGCCGTATGAGCGAACTAGCCAGCACACTGGTGCAGGAATACGAAGCGCTCAAGGGAGAGCGCGGCAACTGGGAAAACATGTGGCAGGACATTGCCGAGCTGATGATCCCAAGGCGTGCCGACTTCACCAACCGCTACCGCGCACCGGGGGAGCAGCGGCGTGACCGGATCTACGAAAGTTCTGCCGTTCGCGCTTTAGTCCGCGCAGCCTCCGGGTTGCACAACACGCTGACCAGTTCTACCGTCCCTTGGTTTGCCCTGGAAACCGAAGACCGCGACTTAATGAAAAACCGGCAGGTGCAGCTCTGGCTGGAAGACGCCACCCGCCGCTGCAACGGGATCTTCAATGCTCCCCGCAGTGGCTTTCACCAAAGCGCCCATGAGTTCTACCTGGACCTGTTGGCCTTTGGCACGGGGTGCATGTATGTGACACAGGAGCCGGGCATGGGGCCTGTGTTCAAGTCGTACTTTCTGGGCCACACCTACATTGCTGAAAACAAGACGGGCATGGTGGACAGCGTCTATCGGCGCTTCGATGACACCGCCAGAAGTCTCTACCGCCAGTTTGGCAACAAGCTCCCCGATGAGATCATCAAGGCTGCCGACAAGGAGCCGTTCCAGCGCTTTGAGTTGTTGCATGTAGTCCGCCCCCGTTTGAACGCACCGGGCAAGACTGCCAAGCAGAAGCCCTTCCTGTCGATCTACATCCACCCGGAGAGCCGCAAGGTGGTGCAGGAGGGGGGCTTTGAAGAGATGCCCTACATTGTCAGCCGCTGGCAAAAGAATTCGATGGAAGTTTATGGGCGAGGCCCTGGGGTAGAAGCGCTGCCTGATGTGCGAATGATTAACGAGATGGAGCGTGTCGGCTTGATTGCCCTGCAAAAAGTCGTAGACCCGCCGTTGTTGGTACCGGACGATGGCTTCCTGTCGCCAATCAGAACCACCCCTGGTGGACTGAACTACTACCGCGCAGGCTTGGGGCCACAGGACCGGATTGCGCCTTTACAGACCGGCGGGCGGGTAGACCTCAACGAAGCAAAGATTGGGCAGGTACGCGCAGCGATTGACCGCACCTTCTTTTTAGATTTACTAGAGTTACCAGGCCCCACGGCAGCCGATGGGGATGTACTGCGCTTCAGCGCAACAGAGATTGCGGCAAGGCAGCGAGATAGGCTTTCGATCCTGGGGCCAATTGTGGCGCGTCAGGAGGCCGAAATGCTGGGACCCTTGGTGATCCGCACCCTATCGGTGATGCTGCGCTCTGGGATGCTTCCACCGCCACCACAGGTGCTGCTCGATGCCGACTTCAAGGTAGCGTATTCCAACCCGGTGGCGATTGCGATGCGCTCAGGTGAACTGGCTTCCATCAGTCAACTGATTCAGTTTTTGGTGCCTTTTGCGCAACTGGACCCCACGGTCATTCAACGATTCCAGACAGGGCGGGTAGCGGAGTTGGCGGCAGAGATACTGAAAGTCAGCCCCAGCGTATTCAAGAGTGGCGA